TTTGAGCCTGTTGCAACATCTGAATACGATGTATTCGAACCCGTTGAAATATCACTATACGACGTGTTTGAACCAGTGTCAATATTAGCATATGCTATAACATCTACTGCTCCTACACTAACTGTAGCTGATTGTCCAGTCAAGCCCATAACTTGATCTGCAGGATCTATTGTACCTACAGAAGCTGTTGCAGAAACACCAGTTAATCCCATAACATCTGCAGGAGATAAAGTGCCCGTTGAACCTGTGATAGCTTGACCAGTTAAATTTTGAACTGCAGAACCTAGTCCTATTAAAGCTCCTAGTTTTGTTTCTATTTCAAGACCAGTTAAAAGTGCTGCATCATTTGGCACAACCACAGAACCTATTCCTGATGTTATGGCAAATCCTGTTAAATCGGCATCGTGTGAAGTTACACCTTGTGCTGTTCCTTGTGCTGAAGTTATGGCTTGTCCAGTTACAGATACATCTTCGTTTGGCGCAACTGCTGTTCCTTGATCAACAGAAACTTCTTGTCCTGTTAAACCCATAAATTGATCTGCAGGATCTATTACACCTGTTGCTGATGTTGAAGATACACCCGATACAGCAAAGGATACTTGAATAACATTTGTAATTGAATTGACTGATGATTGAAAAGATACTCCACCAACTTCTACTGTTTTTGGTATAACAGGTGAAATAGATCCTGTTGATGCTGTAGATGAAACTCCTGTTGGTTCTACTAAAGCATTTGCTAAAATTCCTACCGCTCCAATATTAGAAGTAGCAGATACACCTGTTAATGAAACTGTTTCGTCTGCTAAATTTCCCCACTCACCATCATTCCAAGCTTTAGCACCCCATCCTGTTGCAAGAATAGAGTCAGCATTCCAATAAGCTCGGCCCCAGGTGAATCGACCCCATCCTGATTGAACCGACATAGTGGTCCTCCTATGCTAATCTTATGATTGCGTTTGTAGCGTCTGCTGTTGGAAACTGAATTGTGAAAGTTCCGTTAGTCGCTGTTTTGTCAGAACCGAAAGCGATTGCACAAACAGCTGCGTTCGAGTCAGACGAATTATAAATTAAAGCACCGTTAGCTGTAAAAGAAGCTGAAGTGTAACTTACATCCGCGAAGTCACAAACTGCAGTTGTGCTTGATGCAACTGGAGTTACGCTTGTTAGCGTAGCACCGCCAGATGTGTAAGCAGTTCCAGATGTGTTTGTAATTTCTTCTGATGTTGAAAATGCAGTCGTTGATGCACCAAGAGTTGCATCACTGTCGTATAAAGCAATCTTAAAAGTGTCACCTGTTGTTGCTGTAAAATCGTGAACACCTTTTAGTAATTCTACTTTAAAACTTGTACAAATTGCTGATGTAATTGCCATAATTTATCTCCTACGGGTTTGCTGATTCTACTGGTA